CCCTAGTCATTGCATTACATCTCCCTTCATGGAACAGCGGACAAAACCGGCTCTTGTGGTCACCTTTGCGGGCATAAAAATAACCCGACGGTAAGCCGCCGGGCGTTGAAGTTGTTATGTATCCTACTGATTTTTAAGACTATGCATCATGTCCTGCAATTTCTGCGGAACGGGAAGCCCCATCCGCGCTGCGTTCTCGATGATCGAGATTCCTTCGTTCGAGATGTAGAAGAAGATCACGGCGGAACGCAGGACGCATCCGCTTCCAATAATGTGAACATCTAACACATTTGCCACGCCCACAAGGGTGAAAATGCAGACTTTCTTGCAAATCCCCTTGAAGCCTATCGCACTCGACAGTTTCTTTTCCACAATCGCACGGAGAACACCAGTGATGTAGTCCGTTACCACAAACACAACAAGGGCATAAAGCAGATCGTCGAAGCTGCCAAGGAACTCCCCGACTACGATGCCAATGCCCGCCGCATACAGACGTATTGTTAAAATCTGATCCATATCAGACACCTCCTGCTTTCTTCCATTTATTGAGATTGCTCATCCTGCGCAGACGGTAGTTATAGCATCCACGCAGCAGCTGCGTAAGCTGACCGGCTTTCCATAAATATAAGGGCGATCCCGTGCTGACCAGATATTTCCCCTGTCCCAGTGGGCAGAGACTTGTACGGGCAGTTGGATTCGTTTCCAGTTCCATAAGCAGCTCATCCTTTGCACTGTAAATCTTTGAAATATACTTTTTCCCGGAGATAAGATAATCCAGATTTGCAGGAAAGCGCATATACATTCCATCATGGAGCGGATAGCGGACACTGTAATCCGGTGCGCTCCATCTGCTTTCCGAAGTATGGGATTCCCCTGTAACAGAGTCTCTTGACGTTGTTTTGGTTTTCTCCATCCAAGGCTCAAGATTGCTGCCATCGAAGAACACATAACGGTCTGTGCTGACATGGCTTCCGTTTTCCCCATGCTCTGATATGGAGTGCCATATCATCACTTTGAAGTTCCCAGCTTTATCCACCCGCCCGCCTTCTGTTTGACAGCTATAGAGGTCAGTGGGACCGGATACGGCGGGAGCACCAAACATCTGCACAAGATCGTATGAGGCAATAATCTCTCCGTTGCGTTTGACAGAGAGAACACTGTCACGCTGATCTGCCCCGATGAGCGGGAACACGAGAACATTTACAGCTTCGAGGGTATAGAGATTTCCCCGTTCATCCATTTCGGCATCGAGCATTCCATAGCCTGAGACATACGCGAAGTGGCGGCTGCTGTTGACCATACATATATCCTCTTGGGAAAAGCCGAGCGGATGGATCTTTCCTTTTGCGTAGTACGAATGGAGCATCTGGTTTTTTTGATCCTTCCACTTTATTTGGAGGAGCGGTATGCCGGAAAGAACATTCGTCGGAACATAGCAGCTGCCACCCTCGGATTCATGTCCGTAGACGCATCGACCATCCGTCCAGATCCATTCGCCCTCCCGAACGGAGCGATTCCCAATGCAGGTAAGCCACGATCCGTCAGCAAGCACCCGATTCCCGCTCACAGCTTTTACTATCGCTCTGTGCATAAGCTCACGCTCCTACGATAACGGCGGTACCGCCCTTTGAAATCTGTACCCACACCAAACTGCCATCTGACGTATTGCAGTCCACTGCGGCACGGAAGGGGTAGGATCGCTCGCCGATATGAACACGTCCATTCTGAATCCTGCCGCGCTGTGCCTGTGACTCAACCACCTTCGAGTTCTTTATCCCCACCCGTATTGCTGCCGCAAGTCCAAGAATGCCATTCATCCGTACCACCTCACCATCTTGATCGTCTGCCGCAAAAGGCGCGGCGTGAGTTCCACCGTGTTCGACTGCAGGAAGTATTCGTGTCCCTCGAATCGGATTCGCTCAGTGAAATCGACGATGTGGTCAATGTCGGGAACGCCGTTTTGAATCCGTGCGCGAATTTCCACCGTAACTGTTTCCTGCGTTTTGCGGTTGAGCCACTCTATTTCTCGTGTCAAGGCACGCAGATAGTCCGTACCCACAACGGGAAACTCGGTGTCGATGAGGGAAGAATACGGAAGCTCATCATCGCTCGCGTAACTTGCACCAAGGCTGAGATTCGACTGCTCGACGGTGAACTGACTCGCCTTGCCGCCGGGTTTTCCCTGCGAGAGGGAGCTTCCTTCGAGCACGCCATCGACATAAACCGTGGTCGCATACCATCCGTAGCCGAGCGGCGCGTGATAGGTGATACGCTCCGTTCCTTTCTCACGGCTCCAATCCTCCCATTCATATTCCGTGTGCTTCTTCCCATCATTGACCGCCTCGGTGGTACGTTCCCATTCCTTAAAGAGATATACGTCGCGCCCCGTGGAGGCGTAAGCATAATCCGTGCGGCTTGTAGAACCATCCACGTTGTGCGTGCGTTTTTCGGCAAGATATTCGCCATCGTAGATATAGGTACTGTAGCCGTTCTCATTTGTCTCACGGACGAGAAAGCCGTTGGAGTAAGTGCGGCTGATCTCTTTGAAGGAAATCGTACCCGTGAAGGGAACGGGTACAGTGTCCTCCTCGTTGTGCGCTCCGTTTGAATCGTTGTGAGAGCCGTGCCAGACGGAACGAACGAGTTTCCGTTCGATGGTCGGCTGCGCGTGCGGCCAGTTCGTAATATCGACCACGGATTCCTCCATGCCGCGCTGAATGATGTGGAGCGTATCTCCACGAATAAAGACGTTGATCTGCTGCTGCGGCAGTTTCGCTGTCCAGCCGAAGATCGCGGAGATGAAGTCATGATACGTCATTCCACTCCCCTCGAAGTTCTGCGATGGCGTGAAATCATCGGTTAGACGGTGTAATTTCAAACCAAGTGCCGCCGCAATCTCGGCAGCATAGCGTGATACCTTTGCCCGCTCGACGTAGATATGGATGGGCGTGTAGAGGAGAGTGTCCTTACTGTACGTCCCCTTGACGGACTGCACGATGCCGCGCTGACTTGTTTCCTCCACGAGAAAACGGAAGGCATAATCCATCACCCGTCCTTCTACACACGCGCCGATGGGGAGCGGATTCACCGTTTCGAGTTGAATGTTATCCGAGAGACTGAGTTCGCCGAGCGTCACGGAGAACGAGCGAATCCCCCGCTCCTTGAACTCTGCATAGGTCAGTGTATGAGGAATCTCGATTTTCGTGTCTGCAACGATGCATGACTGTTTGACAAGAGTCCGCTTCGTATCTACGAGAACCGTACCACAGCGGCCAATGCGCCGCTCTGTGTCGCCCATTACTGTGATTTTCTTAACGATCCGAATATCGCGCAGGGTATCTGCACGCATGGCGATGGATGTGTTGAGACGGCGCGACGTATCTCCGCGCACCTGCACGGATTGACGGAATACGGGAATCACCGTGGCGTATATGATTGGTTTTAGGTGAATACGTCCCATCGGCAGCCATGCGATGCAGACGGCGGGTTTCAGCTTGATGCTCATGTCCCCGCTCTCCATCCGAACTGCCGTCCCGTGAGTTCTGCAACGATCATAGAGACAGTGCGCGTGTCCATAACGGTGGAATTCGGATTCTGCTCTACAATGTGCCTTCCGTATTCCGTAACATTCCCGCCACTCTTTTCAAGTGCCGTCAGAGCACACAATCCCTCTGCCGTGCGGTAGGCGGGATTGCCGAGAAGAGAAATCCCCGTCACACGCGAGTCCGCGCCATACTGCGCGGATAGAGCGACAACATCCACCGTTTGCAGAATCTCCTGATTCGCAGCCATCGCCTCATAGCTTCCATCGCTGCAGTCGGTCATATCCGTCTGTGTCGCTTGGACGGGCAGTATGATAACCTGTTCCCGTGGGCTGATCTCCTCATCCGAGAGGATGAGGTTCGAGATGAGAATGTCTTCGGTTCTGCTGTAAACCGTTATGGTCTTTTCACTGGAACTGTAGGCGTACCAAAAAGAGCAGTCCTGCTTGTTGCAAACCTCGCGTTCGTTCAGGAGTGCCCGAAAGATACCGTCATGGTTCTGCCCCGGTTTGACATGAAACCACAAAGTATTGACTGCATTTGCGCGAATGCTGTCGGAAGTGGCAATGGTATCGTTATTGTTATTCCCCTTCATGCGCCACCTGCTCCAGGACGTTTCCGCGCTAACGATGATGTAGCCTCCAATCGCAAGGGTAAGTTTGGCGCGGTCTGCATTCTCCGGTGCTTTGAAGTACAGATCCAGTTTCCCGTAAAGCTCTGTGGGGAATTCTGAAATCGTCAGACCTTTATCACTGGTCGGCTGCCAGAAGGATATGCCCGTCTTACTGTACTGCTCCCCTGTTACCGTCGTGCCACCACCAACTGAGAGCAGCTCCGCATAGCCCGGATTGATGTATTTGAATGCCATACGAACCTCCTCAATTCGACACAAGCAGCCCCTCTGCCTGAATGTCCACGCTCACATCCTGCTGCGGCGGCTCATCTGCACTACTGAGTGCCTTGACCCAGAAGACGGTATTCGTATCGCCGACATTGGATAATGAGATACTGTCTTTCCACTCGGCGGACTCCAATGCGGTCTCGGCAGTGTATTTGTTATCCGTCGCGGCTTTCCACTTATCCGCATGATCGCCGACGAATTTGATTGTCAAAACTCCGTCGATATGGAAGCCGCTCTCGCACCGCACGGCACACTTGACGGCTTTCTGCTCACCCTTGCCCGCATCGAGCAGGACGGAGATGGGCGCAAGTTCCGTGCCGGAGCTGACCTCCGTCCCATCCTTGCTGCCCTCTGTCGGATTGTTCATATAGATATGCAAGAGTTCTGCCATTGTCACACCCTCCAAAATTCCAGAGACAGTTTATATACCTTCGGGAAATGAGCCACGTACTCGTAGGACTTCACCACAACACGCACAGAGGGCAGGAGATTCCCGCCCTCGTCCGTTACGGACACCATCGCGCGGCTGTCCCAGTATCCCTTGATTTTCTCCCAGTCAGCAGCAGTCACAACAACGGCGCAGGAAATACGGTCGCCCTCTGGGATATGCCCGAAATCCTGCACGACCACGCCGCCAACAATTTCGAGAAGTTGCTGACGGTCGTCGGGAACAATCTGCCAGTTCTCGACACTCAGCGTTTTGACCTCACCAATGTGAATATGAATTGGAATCACCTCCAAGTGCGTTCTCGACGGCAGGGCGAATGCGGTCGGCAACATGATCGGCAAGCATACGCATTCCCTCGTTGTCCTCCGTGACGGCGTTCTCGATTTGCACCTGTATGTGAATCTGACGGTTGTCTGTCATGGATGGAGCAGTCTGACCGCTGTTCCGCGCGTCGGATGCGGAAGAAACGCCTTGCACCTGCCGCCCGAGTTCCGACATCATCCCCGCATAGGAGAACTCCTGTCCATTGACACGAATGCGTGAATTGTCCTCACGCTTCTCGGGAGCGAAATTCGGCAGGAGATTCTCCATCGCCCATTTACGCCCGGACTGAAACTGCTGCAAGAGTTCCGGTGTCAGCCCCAAGTCCTCCGCTGTGAACTTATTCTTCTTGCGAAGATACTCCATCAGCCCGACTTGCCCGGACTGCTTGAATACCTTCAGCTCCTCTTTCTGGGAGCGGAGGACTTCCAGCGCGGCGTTGCGCTTGGCATCGAGTTTCTGCTTCTCTGCCCAACGTGTCGCCTCGACCTCATCCAGACCTTTCTGTACCCACGCATCCTTCTCGCGCTCAATCTCTGCAAGGCGATTTTCGAGTTCCGTTTTCCAGATCGAGTCAATATTGGAAGCGACATCACGCTCCCACTGCTCCATGACACGCGCCTTGCTCTCACTGAGCCAGTTCTGCGTGTGTACCTCATCCAAGCCCTTCTGGCGAAAGGCATCGGCTTCACGAACGATGGAGTCCAGCTTGTTTTGGAGATCCGTCTTGTAAAGCGCATCCGCCTTGTCCACAACGTCCCGCTGAAAGTCAGCGTAGATTTTCGCTTCCTTCGCAAGACGGTATTCGTCGATCAGATGCGGATCTGCGCCCTTCTGGAAGGATTCGAAGGCTTCGCGATCCAGAGCGTGTAGAGTGTTCTGGATGTCCGTGTGTGTCAGTGTATATAAATTGTCCGTCAGCTGTGCGGTCGCCTTTGCAGATTCACTGACCGTCTTTGCGGCATCCTTCTCAGCTGCCGCACGGATTTTCGCAGCTTTGGCATTCTGCTCCTGCGCTTTGGCGTTCTTCTCCGCTTCGGCACGCGCCTTCTCCTCTGCCGCAGCCTTTTCTTTTGCGAGTTTCTGCTGTTCCAGATATTGCTTGTATTCGTCCCCATAGAGAGCGTCGAGAACCGTACCGCCGAGGAACGGAACAGCAATCAGCGGAGATGCCACAGGATGATTCTTCATGAGCCACGAATTCGCTTCTGCGTGTTCATTGACCGTATGAATCTGTTCCCCAACAAAGCCCGCAAGTTCTGCAACGGTCTTGAGAGCTTCGCCCCATCCGAGCACGGCATCTTTGATCTCGTCCTTGTTGTCGCGAATCGTTTCAACAAGAGACTCGAAGCCGTCATTGATCTCCGGCATGAGTTCTTCGGCGGCAGGAAGGAGTGCCGCGCCGAGGGCAAGTTTCAGCTGTCCCGCCTCCATCTCCATTTCGCGCCATTTGAGATACGTCTCGTGCGCCTGTGCCGGGTCAAGCAATCCCGTGGTCTTGACCTGCGAGGAAATGGTCATCAGATCGTCATACTGTTCGAGAATTGGAATGAGTGCCGCGCCACGCGCACCGAGGACTTCGGCGGTATACGCTTCCTCCATCCCCGCTTCGCTTGCGGTCTTGTATCCCTTGGCAAGCTGCGCCAGCTGCTCATTGAGTGGCAGGAGATTCCCCTGTTGGTCTTTGAGGGCAATCCCGAAACGAGAGAGGGCGCGAGAGGTGTCATTCCCGCTCTCCCCCGTAGCAGATACCTGCTTGTCCAGACGTGCAATCAGAGGAATGACACTCTTGATGTCCGTATCTGCAAGCTGAAACACCTGATTGAGTGTCGCCGCCTCACCTGCGGACACATGAAGCCGCTGTGTGAGTTTGTAGACATTCTCACCCGCAAGCATCGCGTCCTTGGTGATGTTGAACAGCCCTGCTCCTGTCGCCGCAACAGCCATAACTGCGGCCATTTTTGCCGAGAGGACATTGAATCCACTCGTTAGGTTTTTGACACCCGCCTGTGCTGCTGTCATTCCCGCTGAGATACGTCCGCCGAGCGTTCCGGAGAGTACCGCACTTTCTTTTAGGCGGTTATTCAGCTTTCGCACCTCGGCTTCGGTCTGTGCGACCGTCCGCTGCTGCCGCAGGAGATTGCTCTCGGCACGCCGATAGGACGCGCTGTCCGCGCCATCGTTTTTCTTGGCAGACTGCAAAACAGCCGCAAGGATCTGTTCTTTTTGCCGCTGAATATCCAACTCGCGGTTGATCGCCTGATGGCGCACCTTGATCTTATCCAGTTCCGTCCCCACACCGTCGAGCTTGGCAAGGTCAGCATCCAGTTTCAGATGGATATTATTCGCTTTGCTGTTGAGCCGTGCGATGGAATCTGAGACGGTCTTGCCCGCCGTGTCAAAGTCCAGCTGCAGCTGTGCGATGTTGAGACCGATGTCGAGATAGAGTTCATCAATCTTTTGTCCGCGCTTTGCCACCCTATCCCCTCCCTACATCACGTCGTCAATAAATCGCTCGGACGGCTGCTCACAAAGAGCCGTTACCACAAGCTGATCGAGCAGGAACGCAATCTCGTGCCTGTCGATTTCCTGCATCGTCCACCCGTAGGCGGACTGCAGCCGCTCGTAGTAACGCAGTAAATTCTGATACGGGGAGAGAACTACGCCTCTTTCCCCGTCTCCTCGTTTGGGAGGTTCACCAGTTTGGAGAACGTCAACGACTGAATCCATCGGAAGAGTGCACGTGTGAGAGGCACTATGTCCGCAACGTCTACATTGTCCTCTACGGATTCCTTCGTAACTTCCTCTCGTCCGAATCCAAGAACGATTAGACGGACGTGCTCGTCCAGAAAATCTTCAAGGCTCAGACCTTCCTTGTCGGCATCAAAAAAGGCAAGGAACGTGCGCCAGACCTTCATCTTTGGAGGGTTCGGTGTGATCTCCCTGCCCGCAATATGCAGTTTCGGCGTATCCATCGTGTCTTCCCTCATACTTGCTCGTACCACTTCGTTCCCGTCTCAGCGGCAAAGCCCGCCGCCTCCTCGTCTGCCTTTGCGTAGGACAGCCCGTCCGAGAGACGGTAGATTGCCTTTGCCGTCAGCGTCGGCGTGTCGAACTGAATACTCTCCTGCTTCGAGTTGCCACTCTCGGAGGGTTCCGTGAATTGGACTTTGTAGAATTTAGTGAACCGTTTCTTGCCGTTGCGCTTGTCCGACTGGAAGAGGACGGCGAAGTACGGCGCAACATCGTCCTTGCCCGCCTTCATCACGCCGTTTTCAATACTGTGTCCTAAAAGATAGGCTGTGTATTCCAAAGGAAGCGCGGCAGTATCGAAGGTCAGATCGTAGGATGCGGTATTCGACGCCGTATCCACGGACTGACCGTCGGCAAAAAGCTCCGCCTGATTCGTCTGTGGCTTGATGTCCACCTTGCGGAGCAATTTCCCAAGCGGAATCGGAGTCTCGTAGGTCGCTGCCCCTCCTGCCACATCGGTGAGCATCTTAGCGATATGTAACTTCTGGATGTTGATGAACTGCCCGCTTGTCAGATTCGCGGCGGGCTTTCCTGTTGGTGTTGGACTTGGCATTTTATTCTCCCTCCACTGCTGTTCTGTAATCTGTGATTTCCACGAATATATCTTTCTCTGTCAGTTCCTGTGTCTGCGCACGCACAAAGCCGAGCGACAGAAGTGCGTTCTGCACGGCTTTATGAATCTCCCGAAACCGTCCGTCCTTCGTCAAAATATGGATGCGTACCGTCACACGACGCTCCAGTTCCGTGCCATCGGCCGAGAGTGCTGGAACATCGGAGATGACCGAATAGACGATGATCGGGTATGTCCCTGCGTCGGGGCTGCGTCCGTGGTAGATGCTCTTCTTCCCGTGTGCAAGAAGCTGCGTCACATCGCGTGAATGAGAAAGCGCCTGATATACGGCTCGTGCAACACTCATCTTCCTCTCCTCCGTATCGCAGACCGCACGGCATCCACAATGGCAGAGCGGATACCGTCCTTCTTGGTGTCAAGCGCGGGATAGAGAAATGGGCGGTTGATTCTCGGGCTGAACTCGACGAGTACGCCATAGGGAACGCCATCCTGCGACTCTGCATCCGCTGCGATCCTCCAAACAGAGCCGTCCTTGCGTCGCAGCCGCTTATGGATGGAGTCGCGCAGTGCGCCCTTTACCACGCGCTTATCTGTTCCCGTATAGACGGGACAGCGGTTCTTTGCCTCTGCGACCACATCGTCCGCTCCGGCGGCGAGTGCCTCCTTTGCCGCAGCCGTCGCCTCTGCGCCGAGTTCCGAGAGGATTTTCTCGGCAGAGACGAATCCTCGATATCTAGCCATCTTCCACCAACTCCCTGCATTCCAGAACAAGCCACCGTTTCTTCCCTCCAAGCGGATAGGGCGGCGCAATAGGTGTGAGTGTTTTATCTCCCCAACGGATACGATCCGTCACTCGTACATCCGCACGGTAACGGATAACGACACGATGATCCACCTCCTGCACCTTCTCCGCATATCCGTCCGAGATTTTTGCGGCAAAGGGCAGAACGAGTGCCCACGCCTTTCCTACTTCCTGCGTTGTTTGCGCGAGGATATTCCCCTCATCGTCCGTATCCGTCACAGGTCGCAGAATGGAAATTCGGTGACGCAGTTCACTCATTGACACTCTCACCTAAAAGACCTCCTTCCGCACACCGAAGAGGAGTGACCGCAGTGTCAGCGCAAGCCCTCTGTGATCCGCTTCCTCTCTGTGCTCATAGAGATAGGAGACGGCATAGAGGATTGCAACGCGCACAATCGCCTGATCTTCAACCTTGGACAGCTTCTTCACGCGCAGTAATGCAGTACAAATCTGTTCTGCCGTTTCTGCAAAATGCATGAGGAGATCGTCCTCCTCATCGCCGTCAATCCGCAGATACTGCTTGACTGCTGCGAGCGGCACAAGCATAGAACCACCTCCCCTCTTTGCCGCAAACATACATCAACCCTTCATCTTAAGCGTCTGCACGGCTTCCTCAAGAACGAGCTTTCCGTCCACACGCTCCTTCATGACATAGCCGATCATACCGTTGCCCGCGAAGAGTTCCTTGAGTTCCTGCAGAGCACGGGTGCCGCGATCCCCGATGTTGTAGTAGGAGTAATCGCCGAACGCGATAACGGTCTTGCCTGCCTCGACAGCAGGCATATATGCCGAAGAGTAGACGGGATAGCCGAGCAGACGGTCGGGCTCCCCCATCTGGTAGGACGGCTGCCAGAAATACGCACCGTTCGCGTCCTTGAGTTTGCGAATGCTTGCAAGCGTCTGGTCATTGACGATGAACGCCGCATTCTTGCGGTAGGGACGCTTGAGACTGTAAACGAGAGTCACGAGCTCATCCGCCTTGAGGTCTGCCGCCGCCGTGGTGACGGATGTCTTTGCGGAGGCAAGGAGTCCCTTCGGCTTGTGCGTCCCGTCGCCGTTCAGGAACGCATCCTCCTCTGCGTTGCCGAGTGCCTTGCCGAACTGCTCAATGAGGTAGTTTTCAAGCTTGAAAGCGTTGTCGTAGAGAAGCTCCTCCGTCACCTTGACCGCAACGTGGAGTTTGTGCGCATCGAGAACGATCTGGTCGAAGGTCGCGTCCCCGAAGGTGAGAGGTGCGCCTTCCTCAATCCACGCTGCCGCAGGTTTCGTGGCGGCGATGTTGATCTTGTGCTCCCCGCTCGTGGTGATTACCGTCGCAAGCGGGCGCAGGACGTTCTCTTCATTCAGAACGTCGATCAAACGCTTATCGTATTCCTCGGGAACGAGATAACCGCCGTTGGCATCCACGCCCTCCTGCAGGACGTTCTCCACCTGCCGGAAATTTGTGCGAAGTGCCCTCAGCATTGCCGAGCGATAGCCTTCACTTGCACGTCCCGTCTTTTCAGAAGACAATCCTGCCCCCGGAGTGTTGGTGATCGCCGCTGTCACAGGCTTTGCGAGCTGCGCGTCGAGAATCGCCTGACGCTCCATGCGCTCGATGTCCTTCCCGAGCGCAAGCACCTCATTCTCCATCTGCTCGTACGCTTTGGCATCCTCTGCCGTAAGGCGGCCGTCCTTTTCGTGAGAATCCAGAAACTGCTTTGCCTGTTCCCACATTTCTGCACGCTTCTCGCGCATTGCCATGATCTTATCCATGTGTTTGTCCCTCCGTTAATTCCTTAATGTGAAATAGAAAAGAGCCGTCGTTTGAGCGGCTCTGCATCGACATTATTTGCTTTTGTTCCCTGCCCGAATTTCGAGAGCAGAGAGTTCGTGACGGCGGCGCGGGAGAAGATCAGTCCGTCTGCCGTGTCTGTCAAAGGACGCTGTGCGTCCGCATAGAGAACGGAATCCGCAAATCCAAGCTCCACTGCTTTCTTTGCGTTCATCCACGTCTCGGCATCCATCAAGCGTGAAATCTTCGCACGAGACAGTCCCGTCTTGAGTTCGTAGGAGTTGATGATGCTCTCCTTGATCTCGGCAAGGAATGTGATCGTCCGCTCCATCTCATGTGTGTCGCCGATGGAGACGGTCATGGGATTGTGGATCATCAGCATCCCCAAGGGTGAAATCTCAACGGTCGATCCTGCCATCGCAACGACGGATGCGGCTGAGGCTGCAATCCCGTCAATCTTGACATTGACGTTTCCCTTATACTCCATGAGCATATTGTAGATCTGTGCCGCCGCATAGCAGTCCCCGCCCGGTGAGTTGATCCAGAGGTCAATATCTCCCTCAGCGGCATTCAGCTCGGAGCGGAACATCTGAGGTGTAATTTCATCGCCCCACCACGTTTCGTCCGAGATTTCACCGTCGAGGAGCAAGACACACTTCTCTCCCTCGTTCCGTACCCAGTTCCAAAATTTACGTTTCATCGCCCTCTCCTTTCTTGTTGGCGAATAAACCTGCGTCCCTCAGTTTTGTCATATTCCCGTTGATAAGATATAGATCGCCGCCCTCGTCTGCTTCGATGGGATTCATGTCCTCAAGGCTGCGGATGTCGTTCGCGGAGAGCCATCCGTTCTGCCGCCCGATGGCATAGCCCTCCATACGGCTCTTGTAGTCCCCGCGCAGAAGACCGTCCACGTTGAAGCGAATGAAGTAGTCCTTCCGCTCCTTGTCCGTCAGCAGTGCTTTTTGAAGCGACTGCTCCCAGCGCACCACCCACGGATTCAAAGTGTATTTGACGAACTCAAGCGATTGCTGCTCGATATTGGAAAACGAGGATTTCTCCAAGTCTCCGACCATATGCGGCGGTACACGGTAGAGCCGTGCAATTTCGTCAATCTGGAACTTCCTCGTCTCAAGGAACTGTGCCTCCTCAGGAGGTATGGCAATCTGCTGATACTTTACGCCTTCCTCGAGGACGGCGATCCTGCCCGTGTTCATCGTACCACCGTAGACGGCGTGCCAGCTCTCACGGAGCTTCGACGGGTCTTTCAGAACGCCCGGATGCTCAAGCACGCCGCCCGGACGCGCTCCGTTCTTGAAGAATGCCGCGCCATACTCTTCCGTTGCAAGTGCAATCCCGATGGCGTTCTTTGCCATAGCAATAGGTGAATATCCCACAAGTCCGTCGAATCCAAGCCCCGGAATATGCAGCACATCCTCACGTCGCAGACGAATCTGCCCCTTGTCCGCAAAATTCGGATTCTCCTCCGTGCTTCTCGTATAGGTGTAGTAGAGCTCACCCGTGCGGCTGTCGCGGCTGACTTCCATCTTGTCCGGGAGCAGCGGATAGAGTCCGAGAACACGCCCTCTGCCATCTCGAAGTATCTGGGCATAAGCATTTCCCCACAGAAGGAGATGTGCCATAAGTGTCTCGCGGAATACGAAACTCGTCATCTCGGGATTCGGTGCATCGTGGAGCAGGAAGTACAGCGGATGCTCCGACACGCGCTCCTTGCCATGTCCTTTGTAAGCATAGACGTGAATCGGCAATCCTGCGATGGATTCTGCGAGAATGCGCACACAGGCGTATACTGCCGTTGTCTGCATGGCAGTACGTTCGTTGACCGCCTTGCCCGCTGCCGTCTGCCCAAACAAAAAGGACAAGCCGCCAAGATGATTCTTGGGCTTGTCCCGTGAACGGAAGAGTTTGCTGAATAGGTTCATGGAAACCTCCATTTCAAAAGATGATAGCAGAAGCGCCGCCCTTCCGAGCGGCGCTCCCTCATTTCGGTTTAGAAGTTTTCGATGCAGGAAAGCTCCATGCTGTTGATTGCGGCTGTGAATCTTGCCCCCCGCGCAATCTCGTCGGCGGCTTTCAAAAGTTCCTCCGGCGTTGGATTTCCGCCCATCTGGCAAATGCCGGCGTTGGCTTTGATGTCCCAGAAAACCTTGCGGGCTTCCCAATCCGTCTTGTCATAATCCCTCTCTTTGCGAACCTCGATGCGGATGTAGCTGTCGTGGTTGCTCTCGTTTGCCCAGCCCATCGTGTTTTCCTGCAGCTTGAGTCCGTACTCGGCGGCCTTGCTCTCGATGATCTTGGTGATTTCCTGCTTGTTCATTTTCTTTTCCTCCGTTTCTTGGTTCTTCGGTTTTCCCTTTCGGTATGTGTATATTCCCGTACTATCACAGAAATAGCAAGGCCATATGTGCGTATACAATCGCCCTAAAATGCCCATATGCCGCGACTCTCATACACCGATTCCGACGTATCATTCCCACAGCGGATCGCACGATCCAGTGCCATAATCAGCGCAATCACACCGTCAATCTTCTCTGTGGACTTCTCCTTGTCTGCCTTGATGTTCCCCGCAGGGTCGGTGCGAATGAAGATGTTGTCTGCCATCCAGCGCATGACGGGATGCCCGCCGTGCGCTATTTTCTTTTCCAATGTCAGCTTCATTAGCTCCTTGGTCGGCGGGCTCATATCCTTGAATCCCTGCCCGAACGGTACGACGGTGAATCCCATTCCTTCGAGGTTCTGCACCATCTGCACCGCGCCCCATCGGTCAAAAGCAATCTCACGAATGTTGTACTTCTCGCCCAGTTTCTCAATGAACGCCTCGATAAATCCGTAATGAACCACATTTCCCTCCGTGGTCATAAGAAAGCCCTGCTGCTCCCACACGTCATACGGCACATGGTCGCGCCGCACTCGAAGGTCAATGTTCTCCTCTGGAATCCAGAAGTACGGAAGCACGGCAAACGGCTCATCCTCCTCCGTTGGAGGGAACACAAGAACAAATGCCGTAATGTCCATCGTGGAGGAAAGGTCAAGCCCGCCGTAGCAGACGCGCCCCTCCAAGGACTCAGCGTCAACAGGGGCGGCACAGACATCCCATTTGTCCATCGGCATCCACCGCACGGACTGCTTTACCCATTGATTTAACCGCAGCTGACGGAAACTGTTCTCCTCGGCGGGATTCTGCCGTGCAGAGTCACACGCCGCCTGTACCTTGTCAATGCCGACCGTAATCCCGAGGGACGGATTCGACCGCTTCCATACCTCGGGATCTGTCCAATCCTCATCTTCCTTCGCTCCGTAGATCACGGGATAGAAGGTCGAATCAATCTTTCTCCCTTCGAGAATGTCCTTCGCTTTCTGATGTGTCTCGTAGCAGATGGACTGGGTATCCGTCCCCGCCGTAGTGATGAGGAAGTAAAGCGGCTGCATTCGCGCATCGCCGGAACCTTTCGTCATAACGTCAAAGAGCTTGCGGTTCGGCTGCGTGTGCAGCTCATCAAATACCACGCCGTGAATGTTGAAGCCGTGCTTTGAATATGCCTCTGCCGAAAGCACCTGATAGAAGCTGTTCGTCGGCAGATATACCATCCGCTTCTGGGAGGCAAGGATCTTCACTCGCTTGCTGAGGGCGGGACACATACGCACCATGTCTGCTGCGACCTCGAACACGATGCTCGCCTGTTGACGATCGGCAGCACAGCCATACACCTCGGCTCGCTCCTCCCCATCGCCGCAACAAAGGAGGAGTGCGACAGCGGCGGCGAGTTCGCTGTTGTGCGTTGGCACGAAGGATTCCCCTACCAGATAGCAGTGACTTGCACTATCCACTTGAATGCACTGCATGGGGACTCTCTCTGAGAGCGGCCCAATATCTGCCAAATAATGAAAGCGGGAGCGAGCAACGGGCAGGTTTCTTCCCTCGATCTGCAGCGTCTTTGCCGCAGGAATACGGATGATAGAGCGACGTGCCTCCTTTCCGTTATCCCGATATTTTTCTCTGTGCTTCATCGTCCGATGGTAGATTTCACCCGTTGTCCAAAGGACGGAGCGCGGCTCCCCGATGATGTAATCCACATTCCAGAGATGACGCTCCCCTGCGACAATGGTCGAACCGTCACGGAAGGTCAGCCGATATGCCTGTTCCGTATCATCCACATCGCTCTTGGCAACAACACGGCAGAGCTGTCCGTTTTCATCAAAAACGGTATCTCCGACACGAATGTCGCCCATTGTGGTAAATCCCTCTGGTGTGGGGATTTTCGTATCGAGTGCAAGCTGTTTTCCCTGTTTCTTGGGAATCTCAACGTATGCCATGTTGAACTGGCGATAGCCGTTCGGCTTCAGAATTCCGAAAATGTCTCGGATAATCCGCTCCTGCCAGTCAATCAACTCGAAGGGCTTTCCTGCCCACGTCCCCTTCGTATGGCATAGGCACTCGATGAATCCCACAGCGTAGTCCGCAGCGGCTTTGTCATAATGCGCGTTCTCTGCCATAAACTTTGTCGGCTTGTAGTCCGTCAGTTTCCGCAAGCAATCACCCCCATCAAAAAAGAGCCGCTGTCAGCGACTCGAAAACACAGAAACGAGAAGCAGCCCCGAAGGGCTGTTTTGTTGTTCAGCGTGGCTTAGATGCGCTTCATGCACCAAGCCATCGCGTGCCCGCCGTCCTCGAAAAGCTCGGTGGCGGCTTCGACAAGGTTCAGGCGGCATTCAATGTCCGCGAAGCCTGTCTCCTCCGGCGTTTCGACCATCTCGTAGATGGCTGCGTGGAAGCCCCAGCATTCCATCCCGACCACAAGGATCTGCTCGCCGTAGCGAAGGATCGCGCCGCTCGTCCCGAACCGCATCTCATCGAGGTGTTCCATCGTGGTGGTCTTCGGCCATCTTGCTTCTGCGCTTTTCATTTTGTGTTCCTCACTTTCTGTGTGTAGGTTGTTCCCTTCGTCATGTGTATATATGCCTCTAAACGCAGAATATAGCAAGACATATTTCGGATAAACTACACTTATTTTTCGAGAGAAACACAGCCCCGAAAGGCTGTGCAAGAAGCCGTAAAACTTACTCTTCGCCCGTTAGGATAAAGCGAATATATGCGGCGCGGTCTTCCTCGATGAAGCAGACCAGTTCGTAGAATCCCATCTTAAAAGCCATGCACTGAACACCGGGAATATCGAACATATTCACCCGCCCGGAGTTGCGGATGTCCCTGATCTGGGAAACAATTTTCTCGTTCATGACTGACCGCCTTTCTCTGCGATGCGGAAGGAGTCCACACCGGGGATAAGGCTGAGTGACGATCCTGTCGCCCATCGGACGAGAAGCTGTCCCGCATCGTCAACTCCCAGAATCTCGCCCATCGTCCCCATCGGCGGGGCTTGCGGATCGTCCATCGCGAGGAGTTCCACCTTCGTCCCGCGCGGATACCTCTCTCGAAGCGCGGCGATCTGCTCCCTACTCGGAAAATGCATGACGCTCATCTCCTTTCCGATGTCCGCTCTTAAACGCGCTGCTGCCCGTGAGGTTCTGCAGGAGAATCTTGCGCGACTCTTTGTAGGCGTTTCCGATCATGCCAAGGCGCAGGAGGAAACAGCGGAATGCGTATTTCTCGTTGTCCACGATCTTCTCCTTTGCCGTGACGCGCTTCTGCGTCCGCGCCATCAGGCAGAGTTTACTGATGAACTCGGCGTATGCCTTTGCCGTCTCGTCGGTGATCGTCCCGCGCAGCCATGCAAAGGTGATGCGGTCGCCCTCTAGCATGTAGGACGCTTCTCGGATGTCAAAGGCGTGACGAATGAGCCGCCCCTTGCTCAGAAGGAGTGCGTCCAGATTCTGCAGTGCCGTTTCGGTGAAAAGGCTGCGTGGGAGACTGATGGAAAGGGTATCTTCGGAGGAGTCAGCTTCTGCGTCTGCCGTTTCCGTCGGGGTGGAATCGTTCTGCGCCGTGTCCTCGCAAGGAGTCTCGCTCGTCGAGGATTCCGTAGTGCTCGGCTCCTTCGCCCCTGTGTCTGCGCAGATGCCCTCGTTCTCCCCGTCCTCGGACATGAAGCCCTCCTCGCGCAGTGCCGTGCGCACACGCGCAACGGTCGCTTCGTCGGTGGCATCGTCAAAGCAAAGTCTGCCGTCCTTCGTGATCTCGAATGCTCCGATCTTGTAGGAAAATGTCGGTGCGCCGCAATAGACGGGCTTCGTGTCGAGCACCTTGCCGACCGCCGCGACCATCGCCTTGCGCTCTTCCTTTTGGATGTTGTAATTGACCTTCATGGTGGTTTCCTCCTTTATGAACTTTGGTCATTACATTCATCACTCACGTGGGAAGAATTAGCAAGCGGATTCTGTTGTATACACCGAACGTCCGAAATGTACAATTCCTGTAAGGACGTAGAACACACAGGGAAGTGCGACACCGTTCCCCCACATCTTGTACTCTGCCGCATCCGAGTGTGGATTCCTGAGCCATCTGCGAATCTGCGTATCGGTCTTGGGCTTCTTGCCGCCCGTGATTTCTCGGTGCGTCTCAAAGACCTCGCGCCAGAACGCCATCTCCTCCTCGGTGGGTTCTTCCGTTTCAAGTCCCGCGCACCATCCATCGGGAAAGCCCTGCAAGCGTCCGCACTCGGTCGGTGTCAATCTCCGCACGGCATAGCCGGGCTGATTCACGACCATCGGGTCTTTATAATCCCGTGCCATCAGCGTCGGGCATTTCTCCTTTGCAAAATGAGCGTGGCAGCCCGTCGTCATGGCATAGACGGCATGACGGTCGGCAGTGTTGAGCGTAAAACTCACATTCTCTGCGATACCGCTTCCCTGCGGGCCGTTCTTTTCGGAGCGTCCGATCATCGAGCCTTGGATGGAGACGACCGCAACGCCGCCCTGACAGCACGAGGGATTTCCACCATTCTTATCTACTGTCCGCGCCGTCTCCGTCTCATAGATGCCTGAGTGCGGATTGCTTGATTTCATGGCATTGGACTGGAACGAGGAGATGCCGTATGCCTGTACGTCCTTCAATACAAGCGGCTGATTGTTGCCGCCCGTACCATAATGACGAGAGACCGTCGGCGCAACAGGAAGGGGCCCGCTATACCGTGCGTCTGCTCCATGTGACTCGAATACGGCGGGTACTTTTCCCGCACGAAGCGTCGGAGATTTCTCCACCGCATAGCCGATGCTGCGGCTCTGTGCGGAATGTTCGGTACAGAAACCTGCGCTTACCCTCTCGCTTGCCGTTCCAGTGCCATCCGCAAACTCTCGGGCAGTGCCTTGCCACGAAGCGAAGCACGGCGCAAGATCCCCGCGCACGCTTTCGGTGTCAAATAGTATCTCTCCGGCACTTGATCCTCCAAAATCTGCGACAAGGTAGATTCTGCGCCGACGCTGTGGAACTCCCCAGCCCTGTGCATCCATGAGCCGGTAAGCAATGCTCCATCCATCTCCCAGAAGAATGTCGGCATACGTCCATCCACCTTTTTGAGGCAAAGGCACCTCGGGTGCTTCCGGCTCTTTGAGGCGGACGATCTCCGTAAGGACGGATTGAAAGTCCCTCCCCTCGGAACTCGAGAACGCTCCTGCGACATTCTCCCAGACGATAAACCTTGGGTATCTTCCATTCGTTGCACACCTCATTTCCTGCACGATACGAATAGCCTCGAAGAACAGTATGGACTCCTGCCCATGCAGCCCTTCCCTCCGTCCCGCGATGCTGAGATTCGTGCAGGGCGAGCCGAACGTGATGATGTCCACAGGCTCAATCTCATCGCCGTGAATCCGATGGATGTCTCCGAGATGTTTGACGGAGGGAAGCCGCTTCGTAGTGACGCGAATCGGGAACGGATCTACCTCCGATGCCCATTTCGGTTCTATCCCCGCAAGAATCCCTCCAAGTGTGAAGCCCCCGCTCCCGTCAAAGAGACTGCCAAGCGTCATCATTTCACAATATGGGGGGCGGTCATGCGCTCAAGCATCTTGCCCGTCATCCAGATCGCCCCGTCAATGACGAGCGGCAGGAAGATGCGGTCGCGGAATCTGCACCATCCTGTCTCCTTCTCCGCGCTCTCCTTCAGTGCCGCCGTGTAAGCCGCCGATACCTCACGCGCTGCGGGAAGTCCCTTCTCATGCAGCCAGAGGACGGTCGCTTCCTTTGCCTCCGTCCGCACGAAGTCTCCCACATGATTCTTCAGTTCGTTTTGAATGTGTTCCAGTTTCATCTTCAACACGCTCCTTCATAGTCCGTTACCCCACGCGCAATGGCGCGGGCAAATTCATCCTGCCGGCTGCGGAGCAATTCTGCATCGCCCGCATGATCGATAAACGCAAGCTCCAAAAGCACTGCGACCGCATCCGTGTTGCTCAGAACATACAGACCGTTGACACCGGGCTTCGCTCCCTTTGTTCCGCGATCCACAGTTCCGAGTGATGTGACAATCTGGTTCTGAATGCAGCTTGCCAAGGTCTCCCCTGCGCCGCTTCCGTAGAAGTGCCACGTCTCAGTCCCCTGCGCCACTCCATTACAAGCATTACAGTGGATGGAGATGAATACGTCCGCACCGCTGCAGTTGGAAGCCGAGACCACTTCGTGTAGGCTGTCGGATTGCAAATTTCCGACCACCTCGACACCTGCGGCACTCAGATACCCCGCCACAAGGTCAGCGACATTCTTTGCAACGTCGCATTCCCGTAGCCCGTAGCCGAACGCGCCGGGGTCGGGATTTCCGTCCGGGGCATGACCTGCGTTTAGAAAAACTTTC